AGAGAAGCTATTGGTTACATTCGATGCCGATTCAGGAGGTTGGTTCTAGTGAGTTTGATTAGAGAAGTAGAGGTCACGAACACAGTTTCCGTAGATTCGGTAAACAACGGACTGGAAAGTATTGGCAACTCAACTAGCACCCCGCTTGGTATCGGGATTGCGTTCCCTGGCGTATATGAAGACTCATTGAACTACAACACGATTACTGTTGGCATCACCTCCGACCAATCAAGCGCTGCGGATGGGTTAGTTATCGAGTGGAGCGATGACGGTATTACCCTGGTTCAGGACGATAGATTCACCATCTTTGCTAACGGAGGTAAGGTTTATACCTTCTCCCCTGCCAATCGGTATTTCAGGGTTGTATACACCAATGGAGGTGTCGCTCAGACCACCTTCAGTCTGCAAACGATACTCAGAAAGGGAGGATTCAAAGCTTCTAGTCACAGATTGAAGGATTCTGTTATTGGTGATGATGATGCTGAGCTACAGAAAGCTGTAATAACTGGAGAGAATCCATCTGGTATATTTAAAAACGTTAAGGTGAATAACGAAGATGCGCTATCTACCACCAGTTTCTTATTCGAAGTGGCGAGGGGGAATATCTCAGGGATAAGAATGTTTTCGATTCCTGGCAGAAAGGACGGGCTTAGTAGCGCATTACTAGACGACCTAACGCAGATTCCCGGAACTATAGTTGTTCCAGAGCCAGGAGGTATACAGCTGCAAGTTCTGTCTAGTAGCGCCGCAGACACATCCGCAGGTACTGGAGTGCAGACGCTGGACATTCATTACTTAGACACCAATGGGGATGAGCAGGAAGAAACCGTAATCATGAATGGGGTAACCCCAGTCAATACTGTGGCTACAAACATCGATTTTGTGCAGTGGATTCACACCAAAACAGTTGGTAGCGGGGGGGTTGCTGCTGGGAATGTAAGTCTTGAGGATACTGGCGGAGCTGTTACTTACGAATATATGGCAGCAGGAGGCAATCAATCACTGTCTGCTAAATACAAGGTGCCCAACGCTAAGACCGGATATGTGGTCGGGTGGCAAGTATCAGGAATCACAAAGAAGATTGACCTACGATTGAGGGCGACTGTTGAGAGATTCGATAGGTCTTTGATACCGGGGGTCTTCTTGTTTCAAGATATTATGGTTTTGAACGACGCAACTAGCGGATGGATACCGTTTGTGGTTCCACTAAAGATGCCAGCAGGGGCTGTGATCAAGCTGTCCGGCATATCTTCAGCGGCTGGGGGAGATGGGGCCGGGCAATTTGACATAATGGTCGTAGACGATTGATGACGAGCAATGCGGGACAATGATAAAGGAGCTGTCGGACCACGAAGAGGCGATTAAAGCCGGTCTATGCTTTAGCGACAATTATAGAGTCTATGAATGGTCTGAAAATGGATACCGGGTGTACTTCTCGGCAACTCGACAAGGCAACGCAATGCCGATCCACATAGCAGCCGAAAGAGACAGCCGAAGGTGCTTGAGATTGGCTTCTAATGAATTCTGTGAGTACCTTTTCGAAGAGTACGATTGGTGCGATGTGGTGATAGGGGCGATAGTGTCGGCCTCTGTGGTAAACTTGGCTAAGAAGTGCGGGTTCACATATTTGACTGATGTAGAGATTCACACAGGCGAGATAGCGGCAGTCTATTCGAGGTCAAGACAATGACAGGTTTTATCAGGAAAACAGTTGGCAGTATTACCGGCTCTACAAAAGCAGGAGAAGCTGCAGAGCGAGGGGCGGCAACGGCTGCGGAATCTCAGCGTGAAGCGCTGGATTACCTGAAAGAGCGTGAAGCCCTGCCGCAGCAGTATCGAGAAGCTGGTCTGGGTCAGCTCGCAGGAATCTACGGCCTTGAGGGTGGAGATCCGGATGCGCTGGCCAGACTTGAGCGCTCGCCTATCTACGAAGCCATTATGTCCAGCGCCGATATCGGAGAAGAGTCTGTTTTGGCAACCGCTAGCCAAAGAGGCATGACCCGATCGGGCGACGTTGCCTATGATCTGGCCGACTACAACGCCAGACTGAAGCAGCAAGCACTGATGGGTGGATTGCAGGGAATCCAAGGAATGGCACAGCTTCCGTCGATGGCTACTCAGATTGCACAAGGTATTAGCGGTGTCGGGCAAACACTAGCCCAAGGCCAGATTGCTAAAGGTCAGGCTGCACAGGCTGGTATGGGCATGGTTTTAGGCGCTGCCGCACAAGGCGCTGCTGCTTTCTCAGACTCTCGCCTAAAGATCAACGTGGTGGCTAAAGGCAAGCGTAACGGCCATGAGTGGTTTTCTTGGGACTGGAACCGCCTAGCCAAGAAGCTTGGGCTTGAAGGCAAAGGAGAGGGCGTTATCGCTGACAAAGTTGAAAAGTACATGCCTGAAGCCGTTAAAGTTCACCAAGGCTTCAAAACAGTCGATTACGACATGCTGGGGGTTTGATCATGGCTCAGAAAGAGCCCAGCCAAGTCCGGATAAAAGAGCTGTTCTCCTATAAAAACGGAAGCCTGGTCAGGAAAAAGTTGTCGTCTGGGATGAGCAACACAGAGAGTGTCGGTGACATCGTAGGAGGTGAGGACAATCTGGGGTATCTTGTTTCTGCTGTAGACATGAGGACTTGCAAGGTTTCGCGTCTGGTATGGATATGGCACCACGGCTCAATTGACGGCCTAGAGATTGACCACATCAACGGCATCCGGTCTGACAACAGAATAAGGAATCTACGCGCCGTTACTAAGCAAGAGAATTTGAAGAACAAGCGCAAATACGAAAACAATCGCAGCGGGGTTACAGGGGTGTCTTGGTATAAGTCCAAAAACAAATGGATTGCCAAAATATCCTGTGGGAACAAGTCATTCTCACTCGGCTATCACAGCGACTTCTTCGAAGCTGTCTGCGCCAGAAAGTCAGCAGAGAGAAAGCACGGATTCCATTATAACCACGGGTTTTAGGTGAGATTATGGCAGCACAGGTGAGCAACCCCTACTTTGTCGATCCGATGGGCGGATACGGCCCGGCTATTATCCAAGGTATCGGAGGTATCGCTAAAGGATACCGGGAACAGCAGGCGGAAGAGCAGGCTGCGCAGGCCAAACAGGCTATGGCAACAGAGGCGCAATCTGCGTTCGATTCTGGTGATCCCAATCAAGTCGCGAGCCTGATGATGAAGTATCCAGATATGCGCGATACCATCACGGCAGCGGTCGGGCATCGTGACGAGGCCACCAAGCAGAACATGTCTTCCACTATCCGCGCTATCCTGGCTAACCCAGACAAGGCTGGACAGATCATGCAGAGCCGGGTCGATTCTCTGGGCCAGGTTTACGGCGATGACGTTGATATGTACGACACGCTTGGCAGCATCGAGGAGTACAAACAAGATCCTGAAGGCTTCTTGAATAAAGTTGAAATGATGGCTCCGGCCTATCTGGATGAGCAGGAGTGGAAGGCTTATAGCGAGAAGCGGAAGCCAAAGGAAGGATTTACTCTTGGGCCGGGGCAGCAGAGGTTCGATGCACAAGGAAAGCCGATCGCTGGAGTCGCTCCAAAGCCGGTAGCATTCCAGCTAAAGCCAGGAGAGCAAAGGTATGAAGATGGAAAGCTTGTTGCCACTGGGGCTCCAGTAGCTGCTCCCACCACTCCCCCGGCGCTGCTGGCAGGTCTTGACTCACAGGTCGCATCGCAGGCAGGCGCAGCATTTGTAGCCGCTGGTGGAGGTAAGGACGGGGTAGCAGCGCTAGGCAAGGTTATCGATTCCGCAGGAGAGCAGCAGCGCCGTATAGCGTCACCTCAGATTCTAGAACAGAATTTTCCCAAAGCTTCAGGGGCAGAGTTACAACAACTCCAGGCGACTATGGACGCCGCTAAAACAACAGAGTCAGGTCTTAAAGAAGCTCAGAAGATAAGGACTGACCAGATACGGCTGAAAAAGGGCAAAGAATTCCAATTACGCGCTATAGATCTGCTAACAAGCATTCTTGAAAACCCGGAGTTGGCAGATGTTATAGGCGGGCAAGAAGGAACAGGGGAAGGATTCTTTTTTGGCAAGCAGATCTATAGCGACTTTGAAGCAGACGCGGTTTCTGACATTGAAGAGGCTACCAGTATCCTAACCAGTGGCAACTTAGACTTACTGAGCGGCGTATTATCAGATACAGACATCGGTCTTTTGAAAGATCTATCATCCGGCGCTTTGAAACGAGTCAGGAGCGAAAAAAGATTCAGGGCAGACGTTCAAAAACTGATTGAAAAATTATCCTCCAAGCTGGTAGTGACAGTAGACGATACCGAGACAGACAGACAGGGCGGTGATGTAAACCAGAGACGAGAAAGGCTAGAAGAATTGCGTGCAAGAGCGAGGCAATAATCATGGCTTTGACTGCCGAAGAATTACAGGAAATGGCTTCATTAGCTCAAGAGATTGGCGATGAACAGGCAGAGCTAGAAGCCTTGGAGCAGCTAGGTGCTATGGGCGCTCTTGGTCAGCCTGAACAAGTTGCGCAACAGCCTGATTTCCCTGGTGCTGCCATTATTGAGCCAGCGAGAGCTGTTGGCTCGGCCTTCGCTCGCCAGATCGGGGGAGGCATTGCTGGCATAGCTGGTGCGTTAACCCCTGGGCTACCGCAGGGTGCAGGCGCTGAGATTGTAAGGGAGACCCAAGCCGGTGCATTCCAACCCACCACAGCATCAGGACAGGCGGGCCTACAGACTCTGGGTGATCTTGTACAGGCAGGAGTAGACATTGTTAGTCTGCCTATTGCCGGTCTTGCTGGGATAGCAGAACTGGCACGTACAGGAGGCGATATTTCTTCAGCTGTGAACCAGATAAGAGATATCCAACAAAAAGGCATTCCTAGGGTTGCAGGCGAACAAGTATTGAGCGCCACAGGAAGCCCTTTGGCTGCCACTGCTGCTGAAACTGCATTGGCCGGTGGTGGTGAATTACTGGCACTTAGAGGGGCGGGAGGCGCAGCAGGCGCGGCAGGAAGGGCAACTCAGGCAGCACCAGCAGCAGCACAAGCCGGTCGAGAACTAGCAACTCAGGTATTCCAAAGACAATCACCGACTAAGCAGCGTATAGCCAGGCTCTTACAAGAAGGGTCAAGAGATGTCTCCAGATCAGGGGTGACAGACGTTGAAACAGCAGGGTTCAGGCTTGCGGCTCCAGGACAAGCAGCACCAGCACAACCGACAAGACTTCAAGAGTTTCTTAACGTTGGAGGGCCTAGGGTAGAGGCTGTTCCAGCTGCTCAGGACGCAATAAGACAAGGGTTCGATAAAGGCGTAATTGCCCCCATTCAGGCATCGACGGCATCCGATAAAGCTAAGATGCTGAAAATGGTACAGATCATGGAGCGAGGCAAGCAGAATAAGTTGTTTGCGGCCAAGAATCGCCCTAGTGATGTCGCAGGGGACACTCTTTTACAGCGGGTGAAGGCAATACGAACAGCAAACAGAAGCGCAGGCACAGATATTGACCGTGTTGCAAAGAGCTTAGAGGGCCAGGAATTAGACATCTTGCCCGCGATCACAACGTTTGGCGAAAAGCTTGATGATCTGGGAGTATTGCTAAGATCCAATGGAGAAGGCGGCTTTACTCCTGATTTCAAGCTATCTCAGCTATCACCAGGCGACAGGGGGCCGGTGAAAGAAGTCATCCGCCAGATGAACATTAGAGGCGCTGGCGGTGTAGACGCGCTTGATGTTCACAAGATGAAACGTATCATTGATAACAACGTAACGTTCGGCAAAGTAAAGACCGGAATTAGTGGTGATGCAGAGAGAGTTTTAAAAGAGTTCAGAACCAACCTAGACGAAGCGCTTGATACAACCTTTCCCGCTTACAATGCCGCCAATGTTAAATATAGCGAAACCATAGGCGCTTTAAATGCTATCCAGGACGTTGCAGGCAAGAAGATGGATCTGTCAGGCGGCAATGCTGATAAGGCTCTAGGGACGCTGCTAAGGCGAACCCTGAGCAATGCGCAGTCTAGGATAAGGCTGGTCGATTCTATTGACGAGATCGAATCGGTTGTTGATAAGCATGGCGGCACCGCGTTTCCTAGAATCGAGGGGCCGGGGCTAGGTCGTGACGATCTTTTGACTCAGGTTCTGTTTGTGGATGAATTGGATTCTGTCTTTGGCCCAGTGGCTAGGACGTCATTCCAGGGTCAAATAGATCAAGCCTTAAAACAAGGAGTGAGAGGCGTAACAACTAAAGAAGGGGCTGTTGACATTGCTCTTACAGCCGCAGGGAAAGCCGCAGAAAGAGTAAGAGGCATAGACGAGGCTGGAGCATTCAAGGCCATCAAAGAGTTGCTGAAGGGCCAGTAATGAAGACACAGACATGGTTGCTATTAATCATCGCGGGATTAGTTTTGTCACCTTATGCCGGTTCCTTGATGGTGGGTCTATACGTTTTTAATTATACAAGCGCTGTAATGTTAGGGTGGTGGCGCATGCATAAAAGCAATTAATGAAGCAAAACCAAAACCCATAAATTAAATCTATAAGGGTATCACCATGGCACTTAACACAGTATCACTACCGTTCGGATATTACCCCGACCCTACTAAGGGCCGGCCTGTATTCAATGGCTCTATCTTCATTGGCGAGCCTGATCTAGATCCGACAATCCTTGCTAATCAGAAGACGATCACTATCCGACAAGAAGGGGTTGATACACCATCCGTTCCGCAGCCAATTTCTACAAGTGCGGGCGGTGTTCCTGTGTTCAACGGGTCGCCTGCAGAGATACTGGTTGGCGGCTCTTATTCGATGGCTGTGCTTAACGCACAAGACGTTCAGGTTTACTATGTCGCAAATAACTTTGCGGCTGCGTCCGATGAGGTTACGTCTGACTTCGATACTGTTGCTGACATGGTTGCATCATCACCTTCAGCTGGCGTTTTAGTCAAAACCAAAGGCTACACAACTTCCGGAGATGGCGGCGGTGCGATCTACCTAATACAGACAGCAGCAGAGTTTGGCGGTACTCCTGACGAGCTCGGAGACCACACACTAGCTAATGGGAACGTAGCTGTATTACAACATTCAGGGACTGTCAATGTAAGGAAATATGGCGCCCAGCTAGGAGGTAGTGGTGGTAGTGATGATTTGGCATCTTTCGATGCCGCATTAGCTGCTGCAGATATTGTCACATATGATGCATCTTGCTTTGCCTCTGGGACGATTCAAATACCTAGACAGACAACATTAAAAAGCACAAGTGAAGAAGCTCATCTAATCTTTGGCTCTTTCGTAGGTGCGCCGATTGTTCAGCTTATAGGTACTCATAGCAAAGCTGAAACTGTTGGTATTGGTGCTATTGGTGCAAGACTGAATAGTTCGTTCGACAATCTAGCTACAGGGATTTTAGTTGGTGGGACAGGAGCTGCGTCCATATTAACTTATGCAAGCGTAAACAATTGCGTAGTAAAAGATCAACCAGGGCATGGTATTTATTATGCTACACAAAGCCCAGGTGGCAAGGTTGCTCAGAATATAGCAACTGAGTGTAGGGGTCATGCTTTCATATTTGATGATGGAACAACTCTAGGCACTGTAACTTCTAGAGTGGGCCTGATAAAAATATCTAATAATATTGCTCAAAGTTGTGGAGGCTACGGTCTTGCAACAGCGCCTAATGCGGGTGGTTCGTGTTTCAGATTGAACATTGACAACCACGAAGTCACAGACTGTGCATGGAATAATACAGAGATAACTACTTTAGTCCAAGACGCTCTTGTATTTCTAGGTGGGCAAAATATAACTTGGAGGGCAGGGGCTGTTAATGATGCTTTGTGGGCATCAACAACTTTAAATAATGGACAGACTCGGTTTGCAAAAGCGCAAAAAGGGAATGGCATGGTTATTGGTGGTAGTTGTGAGTCTATCTCTTTAATTGTACCAAGATGGCTAACTCTAACAGACGCATTAGCTATTAATGTAGGTACTGATGGCCTAACAATTGACCACCATTTCATGGGTGCCAGTACTGTAGCAACCGGAATTCATGTTATTTCGGGCACCCATAAAAATACCAATTTAAAGATCAGTAGCGATACCACGACAACACCAGTGCTAAATTCAACGTCTAATGAATTTGTTGCGACTATTGATGATCGTGAGACTGTGTTTAAGGGCAGCGCGGGAGGCTATTCTATTGGTGATACCTCTGCCGCTACTATCGGCGGCGGCGGTTTAAATATAACTTCAACCGTTATAAACATGACCGGCGAGGGTGATGTAGCAGATACTGTTAACTTCCTAAAACCAGGAGGTAACGCCTCGGTAATTCGTGACGGAGACATCATTACCTTAGTAAATAGGAATGCATATAACATAACTGTAGCCAGCACAGGAACGGCCCCTGGAGCACTAACACCAATCCAAGTTAAATCAGCCAGTGTCGTATTAACAACTGACCAGACTTGGACGGGTAGAGTTATAGACGGGTTTTGCCGGGAGGTTTAACATGAATTATCCAGATAGCCCAGACGATTATGTCATAGACGATTGGTTGATCGCATAAAACGAAGGGCCGTTACAGGCCCTTTTCTATTGCAGTCCGGTTCAACATATCAATCTGCAATAACCTTAAAGCATATGATGTTTTCGTTTTCTATGCGCTCCCAGCAAAACTCGCCCGCAAGAGTCAGGGTCTTTTTTATCCCCTGTCTGGGCATCCTCCATACGACTTCCACCCAGTCGCGCCCGTCACAAGGCATCTTGTCACCAATGAATCCTTTGTATCTCGGGTTGTCGTCCATCATTCATCCTTTGGGTATCTATCTGCCGATAGTTGGCGAGGCTGTTATATTTCTACGCAGAGGCATGCGCCCATTGCTTCCAGTCGTCTAACCCTACTGACTTTCCATGTGTTGGTTTCTTCGCAATCCTTCACCGCCTCACAGCAGGCCAGCTTTGTTAGTTCGTGCTGTTCGCCTAGTGCGGCGATAATCAAGCACTGGAGCGCCGCATTTTGCTGCGTTCCTGTTTCATACCCTACGCTTTCCCATTCTCTTATGAGGTCAAGCGCTCGCTGGTCTAGGTCCATGCTTCTCCCCTCTCGTTAACTTTTCGACAATAGTTAGCGATACAGCCGGCGATCGCCTGGCGCAAATATGGGCATGTGCCCAATTGTTCCCACGTTAACGCCGCCCGAGACCGCCAGGGCGACGGTGGCTGTTCTGCTGAGCTTGGGTGAAGGTCTGCGGCGCTTAATCTCTGCGCGGGCTTCTGCGAGCTTTCTGTCTCGATCAACCGCCGCGGCTTTGCGTTCTTCGAAAGTTCCGCGCTGTTTTGCCTGTCCCATCTGGTCTATCTCCTTTGGCCATCTATTCCGTATTAGTTGGGGAGCGCTTAGGCGGCCATAATGGCCCGCCCGATCAGCTCTGGGATTGGTGGGAAAACCGAGTTGCCTAGCCCTCTAATTCTGTCCACCCGCTTGGGTATTTCATCTGCAACTCTATCCACGCCGGGTTGAGTTTCCCGTAGCAGCCGCTTGGCGTCGGAGCAGTAGAAAGTCCGACGATCACTGGCAAGTCGGGCGCTATTTTCACACGCCGCTTGAAATAGCCTAGATTCTTCGAGTATTGATCCCCGTCGCTCGCCTTGGGGGTAGGCCACAATCCAGACGCGATCTCTCCTGTGATCTCCACCAACGGCGCAAGCTGGTACGCAGTGCCATTCCGCGTCATACCCGATTTCGGCCAGGTCTCCGAGAACGGTGTCAATCCCTCGATAAAGCAGCGCTGCGACGTTTTCCACGATTGCGAACCGTGGTCGTACTTCGCTAATAATTCGTGAGTATTGCGACCACAGGCCAGACCGCGCCCCCTGGATGCCCTCTTTTTTCCCGCTGGAGCTAATGTCTTGGCAGGGAAACCCCCCGCAAATAACGTCAACTGTTCCTCTATATTGGTTTCCATCCAGCTCCCTCACGTCATCATGGACCGGCACATCGGGCCAGTGTTTAGCCAGCACCTGGCGGGCGTATGGCTCTCTTTCGCAAAACGCCACGGTTGTCATCCCGGCCCGCTCCAGCCCCAGGCTAAAACCGCCGATCCCGCTGAACAGGTCCAAGACTTTCATATCAAAATCCCTTGTTGTCTCGTCAACTATTTGCCAATAGTTTGTTAAAGCAGCAGATCCCGCAGCTTAATACCCTTGAGCTCGTTACCTACCTTCTTGACTACCACCCCCCATCCTCTGTCGCTGCATGGCTGTTTGCCACTGATCGCTTCGACAATGCTGTCAACGCTCATGTCAATGTTAGATATTTGATAACCGCCACCAGGGCCGCGCACAACAGCAACCAAGCCTGCCTTTTTCAGCTTCGAGAATATCTGTTCGTAATACGACCCCGATAGATGTTGGCGCCGGGCTAAGTCGGCTAGTTTGACTGGCCTATCTTTGCCATGCTCTGCCAAATCCCTCATTGCGACCACAGCACGTTTACATCTTTTATCCATCATTTCTGCGCACCTCCTACAGTTGTTAGGGTTATTAAAGCCTACTTTTGAGAGGGTTTCAAGCCTGCAGCCTGTAAACATCTCCAGCATCATCAACACGGCTTACAGATATCCCCCCGTCATCTGCCCAGCGTTTCTCGGCCCATATGCTCCATACAGCGCAGTCCTGTTTGTGGATCGCATCAAGAGCAGCTTTCAGAAGGTTGTCGACATCAGGTGTCTGCTGGTGGGGCTGCATGTGCATCCCGGCTCGCTTCTTCTTGCTCCAACTCTTCGGCATAGGGATGAAGAACGTAATCTTCTGCCCGCTCTGCTCGATCTCCAGACCCTTCGCTCTGCATTCGTCAGCAAACGCCCGGTACCGCATCACGCACGGCCTCTGCTTCCATTTGTCGGCGCGAGTCTGCCTCGGCTTGGTGCATGGAGTTATGTCGTAGTGCATCAGACTAGATCCTGTGTCATTTCGATCAATGATTGCTGGCTGCCAAACATCTCCTCGAACTCAGCCAACCGGCCGTGCACATACCCGCCAGGTTTCTTCTCGGTGCCCTGGTGATGCCCTCCGCACAGCCCGAGTATCTGCTTATGCGGTTCAGGGTTGCTCAGAGTGCGCACGGAGCCCCTTACATGGTGTATGGCTGCCGGTGTGCCCTGTTGCCCTGAGAGCAAGTAGCAGGCAATACAGCCGAACTCAGCCACCCTTGACATGTATTCCCGCTCGCTTGCGTTTGGCTTGCTTGACCGCTTCATCTAAAAGCCCCCAATGCACCCATACCAAGCATACCTAGAGATGATTGACCTGCTCCGTGAGCGCTAGCCATGGCCATCTGTTGCTGTTGAGCCGCTGTAAGCCCATACAATGCCTGACGTTGATTAACAGATTTCTCCCGCTCTTTCTCTCTTGCCAGGTCGAACAACTCCAAAAGTGCGTCGTCGTCATCAACATACATCTTGGCCACGCGGTATTTGAGCTTATAGCCTTTGTATTCTCGCAACTCCGCTTCCATTGATGTCATTGCTTCATCGATCTCTTTAAGGCGCTGGTTGAGCCTGTCTATCTTGTCGTGGTTGAACAATCTGTAAAAGAAACCAATCATCATCCTTCCCTCTACGTTATAAGCCGCTATTCGCCAAACCAGTCGTTCTTTCTTGCTTCCGCACGCTCCTGGGCGTCCTCAAGAGCCCTGCGCAAAGCCACTGCTTTAGGATCAACGCCCATGCCCTTGTCCTTACTGGGCACGCATCGAACGCACTTACCCGTTCGGTTGTCATGGTTCGAATCACCGTGAATAGGGCAATATTTAATGTGGTGATTGTTGTTTATGGAAAATCCTTTGTAGCTGTGTGCCATGTTGTCACCTTCGTTATTTGTTTTGGTCGTTGGCAACCTGGTCGTATTCCGAACCCCTGGGCTTGAACAGCTGGACCCCTTTGCCGGTACACCAATCCTCGTGGCACCGAAGAGCATTAAACCGCTCCCCTTTGGTGGCCGGCCGCATGCCATCCCGGCCCTTGCGTGACCAACTAAGACGGGTTCCATCGGCATCAACGCCAAGCCAGCGAGTCGTGAACAGCTCATGAGAATCGTCGGAGTTGAACGGCCTGGTGCCGTAGATGACGCCTTCTGCATTGACCATCAGCGGCATGGTTACCCCGTTTTTCGCCATAAACTCAGCAGTGGTGGCCATCCACATTCTCCAAAGTTTGGCCATGCCCCATTTGCCAGTATTCTCCGGCTGGATGCTGATTACCAATATGGGGTCGGCTTCAAGCGCGTCCTGAAGCTTTGACATCAGCTGCGGCAGGCTATGCGCCGACAGCCTGAAGTCATCCATTGTGAATAACCTCTAGCTGCCCTATAGTTCCCATGTTGCTTTTCCTTTCGTTGTTGTTGATTCGCCCGGGGCCACCGGGCATTTTTTTACACGCTTGAATATGGCCCATCATCGTCGTCGTAATCGTGCCGAACCGGATTGACGATATCCATACCCACAGACCACAACACCAATACCGGGACACTCGTTAAGCACGCCGTGGACAACCAGAGAGCGATCCAATCCACTGTGCTAGTCATGTGTGGCGCCACGATGGCAACCAGGCAAACGATAGCCATCAACGCCAGTATCGCGATGGCGGGCAGGTACTTTCTCATTTCGATTCTCCTTTTGTGGTACATCCATCACAGTCGCCACAGTCTGCGCCACACTGCGACCATGGTTCTGACTTGCTGCCAACAATAATTGGATTGCCTGCACGCTTCACGGCTTCGGTCAGCGTATAACCCCAGGTGATAACCTTGCCGATGCTCCCGTTGCTGCGTCGGACCATCAGGGTGTATCTGCGAAGTGGGTCGTCAGTGCGGTGGATGCACCGGAAGTCATCAGGAGCCCCGCATTCATTTGTGGTGCATTTCACATGACTGCAGGTGGCGCCCTTAACCGGAACCCCTTTGACTCTACAGGTGGCCATTGTTCATCACATCGTAAAGAGCGTCTGAAACCTCGGTTCCTTCTGTGAAGTCCTGGCCCAACTCCTGAAGCCGGTCTAGCTCGGAATTCAGCTGATGCAGTGCCGGCACCGCAACAGCCCGCAGCTTCTCATGCTGAAGTGACAGCCGGTTGAACCGAAGCTCAGATTCCTTGATCAACTCCAGGAAATAGGCGTCACCGGTTATCGACTTGAGCACTTCGTCGTGGTGGATGTGGCTGGCTATGGTCCCGGTTTCAACGCCTATGGAGTTAGATGCATCGCGGAAGTCTTTCAACATCGCGGCTTGGCTGTCGCGTTTGGACACAAGCATCCGCAAATCTGAGGGGACCATGCGGTCCAGGCAGTCATCCCGCGTTGCAAATTCAAAAGTGATATTCATTTCGCTCCCTCGTTAAGTGCCTAGTAACTGTATGCCCTTTATGGCGCAATGTCCACACGAAAAGTCTTATCTTTAGTGCTGGTTCCCCATCTTGCCAGCAGCCACGAGATCGCCGATGGTTTCGAAGCTGAACTCGGCCGGCGCCTTCACGACTTTTAGCTTGCCGTCATCTGACAGGCCGGCGGCCATCTTCATAAGGATCTGCTTCTTGTCCTCATCAAGAACGACGAAATATGGCTTGCCGTCGATCTGTACTGCGATGCTGATTACTTCAATTTTCATGATTTGGCCATCCTGATTGATTGATCTTTGATGACGTTCAGTCGCCGAGCCATGTCCCGTCGATACTCCAGGTCACCCAGGTCCGCCAGCCACCCCCTGATCTTCTGAGCCTCCCAGTCCTTAATCATCCAGTGGGCTTTGTACCATCTGGCCTTGTCCTCTTGGATAGCCTCCCGCTGGTCTGCCGTCATCAGCGCCATGCTCTGGCTGTAGTCGGTAGGCAATCTATCCAGCAGGCTCATTGGCATGCCTCCAGTTATAAAACCGGCGCAGGCAATACGAGCGTGCAAGCGATATCATCGTGTACAAGATTCCAAGACCAATGTTTTGCTCTACCGATATCTCCCATCCGAACAGCGGGAACAGAGTCATGTTTGCTGTGAAGTTGATCAGGAACCCGACAGCTACATTCATCACAGCCTCGATCGCTGATTGTTTTCGTGTTTGGCTCATGATTCACCCTTGGCTGCTTTGATCATGGCCCGGCGCTGCTTTCTGAGTTCCCCAAGCTGTTTGTGTTTAGAGACAGACATGGCGTCAACATCTCCAAACTGTAACGCGTCACTTCGACCATCTAGCCAGCCCTGGAGGCTTGCGACATCATGCTCAATATCTAATCGATCCTGAGTGATTGCCACAAGCCCCCTCTCCGCCAGGTAGGCGTCTACCTCTGCTTGGGTTATAGCTTTGTTTTCTAATTCTTGAATCTCTTTCCACAGACGCGCAATAACAGGCTCATTCCAACCTTCCATGCTTGTGATTCGCTTCATGTGAGCCCGCAGCTCTTCCGACGTTTGGTCTGTTATGTATGTCACGACTCATCCCCATAATCCCCATCGAGCATTTTCCTCTTAAACTTCTCCACCAGCCATAAGCAGTCCTCATGCTCAAGGTTAAGGCTGGCTCTTGCGTCTAACTCACCGTCTTTGCCCCATCCGATTACAAGTACAGATTCATATTGCCCGCCCGCTTGCTCCAGAACATTGTCAGGATTCAAAGCAGGTTTGATATGGGATATCTTACTCATACGTCCCCCTGTGTTTGTGCGGCTTGGATCATGAGCTTGTAAAAAGAATGCGCCCATTCAGAACATACATATGTTCCTAATTGAGCCTCTGTTTTTCTTTGAATTCCTCGTAATTTACTATCAGTAAGCTCAACAGGAACCGCAACCATCCCCTTCTCTGCCAAGTATTCGTCTACTTGGGATTGGGTTGTGTGTCTTGAGTTCCATCTATCGACCGCTGTTTGCCTGATCGAATCCCAGTCTATGTGCGAGCATTCGTCTTCCGATTCTGGCTCGTGGCTTTTCTCACCCAAAATGATTACGTCACACTCCTTACAAGAGACAGACCATCGTAAACGGTGATCTTCTATTTCTAACGCCTTTGATCCGCAATGCGCACATGGCTTCAGTTCTTCGCTCATCTCTCTATCCCCTCAGTGATTCTTTGATTAGCTTCTTGCCGTTCCGCAAGCACTTCCCGCAGAACATACCCCCATCACCGAACCGCGTGATAGTCGTGGTTGAACTGCCGCATGTGTCGCAAATTTTCATCTCGACTCCCCCATCACTTCATCCATCAGCATCTGCAAAGCCTCTTCAAGCTCCTGGTCGTCAGCGCGATACACCAACTCCCGCATGTTGTGCAGCAATGGCGCCATGTCGCTATAGATCAGATGCTTCAGCTCGTTTTTGAACGAGCGTATAGATTCAGTCATTACTGCGCTTTCTGACAAATCGCCGGGGGCACGTGTGAATCGCTCAAATTTCAAACTGACCCGGTACTCCTTGTCGTGAGTGATATATTCGGAGGGCGAAATATCGGTTTCCATCACAAACCCGGCCAATGCCGCCGGGCGGGTCGGCAGGTGGCGCCCGGTGTATTCTGCGGTTACTAAGTCTAAAAATTTGCTCATCTCTCTATCCCTTCAAAGTTTCTCTCAGATCGGCAAGAGTCTGCCGGCCGCGCTCTTTGTTCTGCTCAGTATTCCCGCGCTTGTTGGTTATGATTACCCCGGTTGGGTTGTCGTTGCGTTCAATATGGTTCGCTCTCTGCTTCTGGCCAGGCTCGCAGACGTCAATGTATTTCGTCATTTTCTCAAGCTCTTCCAGTTGAATGCCAACATCTGACCGCCATCCTGGCGGAGTCGATCAATAATCCGCTCGCCCATGATGTCTTTCAGGCCGTTGATATCAAGATTGGTGATCAGGATGGTTGGGCGGCGGTTCTCATACCGGCCGTTGATGATGTCGAACATGGCGATCTGTTCTGATTCTGTGCCGTACTGCATGCCGATTTCGTCAATGAAAAGGTAATCAGTGGCCACATAGGCTCCGATTACTTGCTCTTCCGTGTATTCAGAGTCCCTGGACCATGTGCCTCTGATGTCCCTGACCAACTGTCTAGCTGTTGCGAACCTGAAATCCTTACCCCGCTCTCTGAGGTCCTGTGCGAGCGCCTGTGCAAGAAACGTCTTCCCCGTCCCTACCGTACCAGCGAGGATCAAAGAGTTGACTGAGCGCGATTCTAGGTAGGAATTCAGGGATGTATAAACCTTGGCCTGCTCTGGTGCGGGAGTGATGGTTGATAATGAGGCTCCCATGTATCGTGGAGAGATACCCCGGCGGATCAGGTAATCACGTCTAGCAATCTTCAGCCGCTCTCGTTTGATTTCTGCTTCTTCAGCCTCCCGCTCTTCTCGCTCTTCTTTCGCGCATTCCATGCAGTGATCAAGCACCATGTGCTTACCGAACAGCTCATCCATGACTTTTGATTGATAGGCGCCGTGCTTCTCGCAATGCCTGGACAGATCCAGGACCGCAAGTTCTTCTGGTGTGACAGACATTAGAAACTCCCCGATTCAAAGTTCTGAGCTGGCGGCAACGTCTTGGCTGATGTGTTGCCGAAGTTGTTGCCTAGCCAGGTCCTGGCCGATGCCTTCCAGTCCTTCATCTTCACTCGTCCCACTATCCAACCCTTGCTTGTGTGGTAATCAACAAAGCGCCGGGCTTCGTTTTCGTGCGATTGCTTAGAGACGAAGTATTCCGTTGCCTGTTCGTAAGTGGGTGGAACAAAGCGTTTAGCTTTGGGCTTCTCTTTAACTTGGTTTACTGGTTCTTGGTTATTGGTTAATGGTTCTTGGTTAGGGTTACCAGTGGGTTTTGTTTGGGTTGCCAGTGGGTTCCCAGTGGGTTCCGACTGGGTTTCCTTGGAGCCCAAGTGTTTCCGGGGCCTCCCGCCCTTCTTCCCATTTTCACGGTTTTTCTTCACCGTTTTTCTGTAACCCTTCAACATTTCTTCGCACTTGTTATGAACCCAGCCTTTGTCAGTTAATTCGAAAAATTCAGCTAATACGTGATCAATAACCGACTGGGTTTCTAGTCGCAATCTACGAATAACCCACTGGGTTTCTGATGGTATCGGCTGCTCCGTGTTCAGGTAGTGATTGATCAGCCTCAGATAGACAGCTTCCTCTTCAAGAGATAGATGCCCGGCCTCTAGCGCCCAATCACCAATATTGAATTGGTAATAGTGCATATGCGGGCCCTATGACTTCTCTGCCTTGCAAAGCTGCTCCTGGATAAGGTTGCGCACGATCACGGCAAACGTGTTGCCAGTTCGTTTCTTCTCGACCTCCAGGGCCTTGCGCTGGGCTTCTGTGATACGGATAGGTGATAGCAGTTCGGTAGACATCTGGCGTTCCTTGTTAGTGAGTATGTGACCAAGATTAGTCTTAAAAGAATATCGCGTCAACATCAAAAAGGCATTGACACGATATCTGCGGGGGTCTAAAGTTCCAACACACAACGAAACAACAACGAGGGGAAAGAGATGGACACTAATAAGATTTGCGAGATGCTAGAGGCCAAGGCGGTCCTAGAAGAGAAGCGCCGTCTTCAAGCAGCAGCGGCTGCGTATAACCGAGCTATAGGACTGGCAGGAACTCAGGAGACGATTCTTCTGGTTGATAAGGAGGGTAAAGAGTTCCGAATTTACACAGGGCGCATGTTCGAAGCTATTACGGATGCGTTGCTGAAAAAGAGAGATAAGAGGCTTAAGTCGGAGGCTGTAACTAAGTTTCTAGAGCAGGTTGAAGGATTTCAATCGAACATCGAATCACTGGCGGAATACTGCGCCAACCAATAACCAACCCAGCCCTTAACCGGGGCTACACAACCGAGGCCAGCATGAACCGGACCCGAATCACAGTAGCAATCCTGATAGTCCTGCTGGCCCTGGCATTTTATGGCGACGGAGACTACGCGGCGGCCCAGGCAGAGCAGGAGGATTATTGCGCGCGGGTAGCCTCTGGGGTTCACACGCACTGGAACAAAAGAATCGACTGCAACGAAGGGGAAAATAATGCTTTTAATAGACTTCACAGCTCCAAATACAGGGTTCCCAATTAGCATCCCTGTATCGGCTATCACGGGTTTTGTTCCCTCTGCCAGCACCTACGGGAAGACTTTCATTGCCACTGGTGCAGATGGCGCCGATGGTGGCGAGAATGGCTGGTATGTGGCAGAGACCTTCGAGCAGGTTAAAGAGAAGCTTGCGGAGGTGTTCGTAAAATGAACGACCATGACGGGTTGGTAACACCAGAGGGCCAGGCCTTCTCTGACTACATCGAATCTAAGGAAGACAACCCCTACACCAGGGACACAGCAGAGCACGGGCGCTATGAGTCGACTATGCGCCGGCTGTTGAAGTCTCACCAGGAGGCGGAAGGATGAGCGTTACAGAGCAGCTAAAGCAGCCGTTCGACCCTAAAGTCATACACTGGCGCACAGGGGCAACTAATGCCAAGAAGCTCAAGTGTAAGCCCTGGGAGGCCACCAAAGGGATAGCGCTGGCGTACGTTGACGCTCGGGATGTGATGAAGCGGCTCGATGATGTCTGCGGTGATTACTGGCAGGTAGAATACCCCTTCGAGGGATGCTGCCGGATCGGTATCAAGATCGACAACGAGTGGGTATGGCGTAGCAATGGAGCAGGGGAGACCCAGGTAGAAGGCGAGAAAGGGCGTTACTCGGATGCCTTCAAGAGGGCAGCTGTTCTGTGGGGTGTCGCAAGATATCTCTATTACTTGCCAAACGTCTGGTGTAACTTGAACAACGGGAATATCAGCAACCCACCAGCATTGCCTAAATGGGCCCTACCAAAAGGATAAAAGCATGAATATTGTATTGTTTCAGGACATCACGACAGATACGAATCTTGAGATGCTAGAGAGAGCTGGCAAGAAATACACCGGGCTCTATGTCGATATGGACAACAAAGAAGAGCGCAAATATGTCAAAGATAATGCGCAACTGATCGGCGGCATGATCAAGAAGCTTGACCGGGCCCGGATTGATAAGGCGCGAGACTATAAGACCAAAGTCGAGAAGGAGGCCGGAGATATCAAGCAACGGCTCGAAGCTGCTAACCTGCCCTTCACCCTGCTGATTGACGAACACAAGGCGAAGCGGGCGAAGATCCTGGCAGAAGAGAAGGCGAAGGTAGACGCCGCGGCACTTGCCCTACAGATCGAAGCTGATCACGAAAGCGCGATCATGATGGACAAGATTCAGACCATTGAGAAGGCAGAGCGTGAACAGGCGCAGAAGGAGCGCGACGATCAGATAGCCAAAGAGGCGCGGGAGCAGGCAGAGAATCAGGCTGTGATCGACAAGGAGCAGGCTGTTCAGCAGGAGCGGGACCGTGCGGCAGCAGAGAAGCGGGCCGAAGAGGAAGCGCAGAAGCGGCGCAAGGCTAATAGAGCCCATGTTTCAGAGATCCGGCGACAGGCTAAAGAGTCATTGATGGAATATGGTCTCGATGAAGATCATGCCAAGAGTGTTGTCATGGCTATCAATGCCGGCGTTATCCAGAACGTGACCATCAACTACTAACCAAAGGAAAGATCATGGCTACGACTATCACAGGCAAACTCAATAAGGACGCTCACCAGTTCCAGGCGGGCGAGAGTGTCGGATTCGGTATTCGTCTAGGGGTTCAGTATTATGACCGAGAGACAAAGCAAAAGGAGTGGACTAACTACGAAGCGGCGATCTTTGCTAAGGCGCCCGGCCAAGTTCAGTTCTACCAGCAGGCGCTGATCGAGGGGGCGGTTATCGAGGTGACAGCTCAGCAACTCAAGATCAAATCATTCGACGGGCAGAACGGACAAATCCTGAGTATCGAGATGCTAGATGCGCGTGTGGGTTATGTTCACTCTACACAGCAGCCAATGCAGCAACAGGCACCACAGCAACAACAACAAAACTACCGGCAGCAACAGCCTCAGCAACCACAGCAGCAGCCCATGCAACAACCACAGCAGCAGCAACCGATGGGATCAGGGGCATACGACCCTAACGAGCCACCACCCTTTTAACTAACCACCAGAGCCTGCTAGGCGGGCTCTTTGGAAGGCGTCCGGTTACTTCAATCACCTGGACAGTGTTTGCTGGTATCGAGGCCGGGCGTCTTACCAAAGACAATGGAGGGAATAGAGATGAGCGAGAAGATGGTCAAGATTGAATTTAATTGCCACGGGAACAGCTCGCCAGCTTACTCGTGCAATAAGCCAGGGGACAACTCTGGTGTTTATGTGCAAGCCACTGACGCAAAAGAGCTCCTTGCCGAGAATGCCAGGCTAAGAGAGAAGGTCAAGCAACTGGAAGCAGATGTTGCCCACCACAACCAGGGCTGGGACAGGTGTGTGGTTGAGAACAATGGGCTAAGGGAGCAGGTTGAGAATATAACGCTACAACGAGATGTGCTCGCATTGAACAGGGACGGCAGAGACAGCCAGGTCATAGTTGTGATGGATGGAAACAAGGTGGCTTGTGTCGCTTGGCCAAAATCCCAAAGCGCATCAATGCCATTGGTAAGGATGCCACCACAAACCACAGAGGGAGAGTAGAGATGGAAGAGGTTAAAAAAGGAGAGCGATGGTATGTCAGCAGGGCTGGAGCCCTGTGTCTCATTGAGTGCTTAGTGACAGACATCACAGCTGCAACAGTAGAGATAGTGGAGTGCGGCGCAATTGGAAGCAAGCGTGAACGCTATACAAAAAAAGGATTGATGTTCATTGAGAGGACCAGAGAATCAGGATTGTCACCAGCACCAGAACAAGAGGAGGATCTGTGAAAGCATTCGCATTGGTTCTATTGGTTCTCCTAGCCGGCTGCTCGCCCACAGGTGACACGCTGTATTCCGTAGGAGATAGGGTCTGCGTCAAGGGAACGCCTGTAGCTGGGTATGTGAAGAGGATTGTAAACCCATATCTGGACCCGTTCGGGAAGCAAAAGTATGTGCTGGTCTTCAAAACAGGGCGAACACTGTATGTCGCACACAGCGGCCTGGAAACGTGCAACGATTACTTGGCAGAACAGGAGGAGGGGTGATGGAAGAATACATACTTGCATTGAGAGAGCCTGTGACAATTGAGGATATGAAGCCGCTCATAGGTGAGAAAATTGACGTTCTCAAAACTTGTACGGAGTGGGGGCAAAAAGTCGTTTCAACCGACGAACTGTTGATCACAAGTGTAACATTTCCTGTGGATGTCGTGAGCGGTGAATCTGTCGGCGTGATACAGGTATACAGCGACTATAAACTCAAAGGGGAAACAATCTATAACGCATGGAATAGCCTTGAAGGGGTGAAGAAGTTCATCCAGGCACATCTAGACAGCACCACCCGAATAGACTAATATGAACACGTGCCAGTTAAGTAGTAGGCACCGCTCTTGGGGAAGGGCGATAAAGGTAGACGGTAGAGGGTTTAGATTTGAGGTTTCGGTATTTTGGGTATTCCCCGACATACCGTCTCCACCCACTACCGGGGCTTCAATTCTAAGCCCTTTTTTGTGTCTGGAGTTCTTAGGTCGGCGATAAGCTGTAATATCCTAAGCTAAGCGCGCAGTCAGCAACGGCTACCAGACACATCCCTCCTCCCTCCCTCTGAGCGTTGTAGTCTGTATTGATGAGAGTAAAGAGTTTGTTTGATAGGGATATTGCCCCGACCCAAACGGCTTGCTGTAGCAGGTGAACGTGAGTGGTGATAACTCAACGTCTGCTAATCACCCAGCACTCTCTTCAATACGGACTGCAGTAGTCTGTATATGTGGTGGTGTTATCAGCGGCGCTGGTAGAAGTAAGCGCAAAACAGTAGAAATGGCCGAGATAACGACGGCGGAAGATAGTTTTTGCGAGTGAACTGTAACCATTAGTGCTCGTGTTAAGTTCTAGGCTGATGAACACAAACAGTATGTAGGGCTAGCATCCTACCTGATAGCACCCCTTCATATACAGATTACCGGGTTCACTTATACCGGCAGCTCGACACCCGACTAAAACGCGAACGCCTCTAACCCGTAAGTTCAGCCAGGCATTTGAGCCAACGTACAATCAAAAGCTCCAGATCCAGGAAGGAACAGCAAAACGGATTATTGTGTTAGAGGGGGTGTTCTGGTGATCTACACTGTTTCGGATCACGCAGACTAAACAGCATTAGGTTGACATGAGATAGGCGACCGGCAAGTCGATAAAAGGTGTGCTGATAAGTTTTGATTGCATGACCAAGCAGTAATGAAGTGTAAGGAAGTAGGGTAGGTCAACAACCCCCTCTAAAATGACTTTATTGGAGAATGGTGGGATGAGATTACCAAAGCTATATGCGCCAGTGAGAATCAAGTTTTGGAGCCTTAGAGACGGATTAGGATCAAATTATGGTGTGGTGTTTGATGTCGATACACAGGTCGAAAGGAAGTGCAGGCGCGTGAAGTTCGAAGGCGGCTGGAAATGGCAAATTGTTGACTTCATGAACCTGGCCGAATGGGACTACATGGCCGAGCAAGACAAAGAGATTTTGGACGAGTACGGAAGTGATCTTGAATTCGAGTATCAATGATAGTGGCCTAGGGTCTCATTAGACAGACTATTGGAGAATGATATGAGCGAATCGCACACCAGAAAGACAGATGAACAATTGCTAATCCAGTTTGTTATGGACCAAGGATTCGATGAGCCTGACCTTGTTGAGGCTGCTGTTCGCCTGGAAGAAGGGATTAAAGAAGGGCTACAGGATTATTCCATACCTGCTATTGATTAATGACAACTATATCCTGAAGGGAAGAGATACGATGAGATCACCTGGAATCGTAACACTCAAGAACGCGCTTGAAGGAGCGAACAGCAATCACACGGAGATTAATGGCCGGTGGGTTCCTGCTCGCCCCCTCGGCTATCGTTCATGGCGCTATCGGCTAAAAGCAACATGGCTCGTCTTTACTGGCCGCTGTGATGCGCTTAAGTGGCCAGAAGACCAATAACCAACCAAAGAGCACATACAGGGGAAGAGAGATGAAGATAACCGAGACAGTTACCATCAGCCTAGAGTGCGGCAATTATGAAGACATCAACTCGATAATGTCATCCATCTACCAAGCAGGGACCATAAACGCACCAAGACAGGAAGGAGACAGCTTTGATCAGTGCCTAAAAGGGATGCACGAAGTAGTCGAGGAGCTTATCCAGTCAGCTTTTGACTATGGCCGAAATTATGAAAAAGAAATAAGCCGTTAACCCATCAGACCAATAGGGGAAAGAAGATGGAAAAGCTAAGAATTGTGAACGGACTGATGGCGTTATTCGTGACGCTGCCAATCTGGTTTTATCTGCTGTATCAACTTTTGTCTGCCGTGGGGGCTTCAGAGCTTTCATGGTTCCTGTATTGGATTTATGTGCCGGTAACGATGCTGGTCACATTCATAGCAAAACTGCTCACTGACGACTAACCAACCCAAGAACGCATACAGGGGAAAGAAGATGATAGACAGACTCAAGAAGCTGTTTAGTCCAAGCACAAACGAAGAAGTAAACTTAAGCCGTAGAAAATTTATAAAGACAGCCAGTGCATTGGCTGCGCTGACTGTCGCTGCGGTTAATGTGCCGTCATTACTGAAGATTCGAGAGATTGAGGAGCAGATAGCAAGCGGTCGAGTATTCGGCCAGACTTTCTACATAAGTGAAACCATCGTGATTGATATACCTGATGTCGTTATCGATCAATGTGAATTCATCGCAGTAGCGCCGATGGAATACATGATGGAGTTTGGTTCCAATGCAAGAAATTGCAGAGTACAAAACAGCAAGTTTGAGGCAAAAGGATTAGTCGGTACGGTTGTGAAAGTTAATCCGCAGTCTGTGTCACAGGATATGACTGTGACCTTTCAATCTGCAATCGATGCCGCACAAGGAGGCGGAACTATCAAAGTTGCAGAAGGGACTTATTATACAAACAGAGCAATTAAAATGCCAAATAATGGAAAACTCCTAGGAGAGCGGCCTAAACACATTCCGAAGGTAAATCTATATGGCGTATATTCATAAGGAATTGGCGGCTTTTAACCACCACTAAGCTAGTTATGTAGGAGAGGGATATGATATACGTAAAGGCGCAGGCCAAGAAGCGGGGCAAAGATCAGCAGGGGGCGGGGCACTACGGCGCCCCCCGGGGCAACCGAAAGCACCGGGGCATCGATTATGCCTGTGAGCCTGGCTCGTTGGTGTTCTCTCCTATCGCCGGTCTGGTAACAAAGCTGGGGTATCCGTATAGCCATGATCTAAGCTTTCGCTATGTGGAGATCTCCGATTCCAATGGCATCCGGCACCGGGTGTTCTACGTCTACCCGACTGTCATTGTGGGCGACTTCGTAACCAAGTCGGATACGATCGGCGCATCTCAGAAGCTGCCCTATGAGGGGATCACTCAGCACTGTCATTATGAGGTGAAGGACAAAGAGGGCAATTATCTCAACCCGGAGGGAAAGTGATGGGATTGCTCGGAAAGCTATTCGGATCTGAAAAGGCGATCGAAGCCGGAATTGATGGTATTGACGCAATGGTTTTCACGGACGAAGAAAAGTCATCGGCGAAGATGAAATTCTTGAAGCTGTATGAACCCTTCAAGCTGGCCCAAAGATACATCGCTCTGGTGTTCTGTGTTCCATATTCGTTGGCTTGGTTCATTACGTTCCTAGCTTCGTTCTGGGTTGAGACGGTCCAACAGGAGAAGCTTTTAACCGGTGATATCGGGAACATCGTGCTAGCTATCGTCGGGTTTTACTTCTTTGGCGGTGCTGCTGAAGGGGTGGTAAACCGATTCACCAAAAAGTGATACACTTACCGAACAACCAATCATCGAGGCGAGATCATGGCAGGCGGACGCGGACCAACAAAAAAGAAGCGCAGGGACCCAACCAAGAGCAAGAGCAAGAGCAAGAGCCGTAAAGGCAAGCGCTATTGATCACATACGCGCTGTTAGCGTTGATTGCCCTGGTTTGCTTCGGAACCAACAAGAGGTCAGCCAGGGCGATCACGATCTTCATCGTCCCGGCTATCTTGTTCCAGCTTGCCAGCGTTGCCGGAATTATCCCGGGTGATTACTTCCACCTGACTGCCGGGGTCTTGGACTGGTCGGTTATCGGCCTTCTTGGCTGGCTTACCCGAGAATGTATCATCGCCTTTTTCCTTGGGCTCGTTTCCCTTTTTTCGATCTTTTCAAACGTTTTGGGATGGGTAGCCTATGAGCATGGTGAAGGGCCGGCCGCATATGACTACACCTTCATAGCAATATACGCTCTGGTATTGGCGGTTGCACTAATGGAATGGTGGACACATGCTAGAGCAGGTCGCAACCATCTGCGCTTTCGCCGCGCTTCTCACTAGCGCACTGAATGGATTATGGATTCTGTATGAAAGATCAATTAATCGAAAGCGTCCAACATGCGGCAAGCGGCAAAGCTGCGCTGACTGTAGTGATAGGGACTGCGACAGCTCCGACCTGGATTGAGTGGGCTATTGCTCAAGTACAAAGCGAGTTGTTCGTTGCTATCGGTATTATCCTGGGAATCTTTGTATCCATCAGCATCTTCGTGATCAACATCCAGACTTTCCTGAGCAGACGACAACGCACCAAAGAGACGCAACGCCAAGAGCGAATCCGAACCGCGCTTCTGGAATCACAAGCCAAAGAAAAAAACATCAAGGTTGATTAGCGATGACCAGTATATTCCGCAGCATCGTACACTCAAGCTTTCGCCGGTCTATTCAGATCGGTTCGTTCGTTCAGCAGACATTAAACAATATCTGGGTATTCCTGACCAGCGTTGCAGATTTCACGTTCACACGCGCAGGTGATCAGTTCGGCATAAACTCAAGCGGTGTGCTGGTTAAATCAACGGCGAACGTGGCGGCGTTTATCGATGGTGAGGGCGTACTGTTAGAGGGGGCAAGGACTAATCTACTGCTGAGGAGCGAAGAGCTTGATAATGCTGCATGGTCGGAGGTTAACGGGGCGATAGTAACACCGAATGCGGAAACCGCACCAGATGGGACCATGACAGCAGATACAATAGATAACACAGCGGCAACAAACGCGATAGTTAGACAGTCGATAAATAAAGCAGACACCGGAGAGGTTATAACTAAAGTTGTATTCGTAAAGAAGGGTTCCTCTAATGTGTATAGATTACGCTGGGTAAGCGCAACGGGCGGAACAGCACAGGATATACAAGCTCTTTTTGATTTTACGACTAAGGCGTTTACTGCAAACGCGCATGAATCGGCCACAATAAAGGAATTGGGGAACGGGTGGTTTAAATTGAGTTGCACTAATACGAGGAACAATACAGGCAATACGCAGTTACGGTTTGATGTAGCACCTCATAGCGCGAACCAGGGGACCGTCCACGCCTGGGGGTTGGGGATTGCAGCGGCCTCGTTCCCTTCCTCCTACACCCCAACAACCTCAGCAGCAGACACACGCTCAGCAACAAGCATGACACGCGATTGGCCTTTCCCTGCTAATGGGATCACAGCACAGATTAAGCCGACGGTTAACTTTGATGAAGCAGATGACAAGGGATCAGATGTTATACTGTTGGAATTCTCAGACGGAACAGCAGACAACTATCTGCGGGTTACATTTGACCAGACAAACGATCAGATCCACCTAACCAAGAAAGTATCAGGCGGTGCAGAGGTAGTAGCATCGACAATAGCGACCAATCTAAACTATACAGACGGCGATCAGCTCAACATCAGATTCAGGGCTAACGATACAGACGGCATATCATTAGAGGTGGATGGAGAGACTAGAGTTGATGTGGCGACTGGTGACGCTAAAACGGACTGGTCAACGCTAATGGATCAGATTGAATTGCACCCGGCTTTTGTGGCTGTTGAGTCGCATCTGGTCTGGAACGAGAGCAAGTCAAACTCATTCATTAACGCACTAACATGATAAACTATTAATATACAGAGGATGTAAGGATGGCTGAATTTAGAAACGGGGAAGCGCAGCCCTTAGCTCCAGGCTTGTACACTTTTACCGTGCTGTTCGCTACCGGCCCGATAGTGCTTAGCAAGAGCGTAAACGGGAAGGCATTCCAAGCGATGACCGATGGCACATTTACTGCAACTGGAGACGGAGCGATTCAGGTTGGAAGAAACGAGCGATTCTCGGTAACACTAGGCGCTGGAGACTCTTTTGATATGGAGATTTCAGATTCTAGTGCGATCTAGGGTTTAACATATGCCACGTAAGCTCACATCAAAGCAGGAAGCTTATAAGAACAATCACTACTCTTATGTAGTGAGGCCGATTTGTGATTTAATCCCATACGCGAACAACTCGCGCACTCACTCTGACGATCAGATTAACCAAGTAGCCAGCTCGATCAAAGAGTTCGGATTTACTAACCCCATCCTGATAGATGAGCAAGGCGGCATAATCGCAGGTCATGGTCGTGTAATGGCTGCAAAGAAACTCGGCCTAGATGACGCGCCGTGTATTGTGCTGGAAGGATTGACCGAAGCGCAGAAGAAAGCATATGTGATCGCTGACAACCAACTGGCCATGAATGCTGGCTGGGATCTGGATGTGTTAAAGCTCGAAGTCGAAACATTGCAAGAGTTGGAGTTCGATACTGACCTGCTAGGGTTTGACGATGAGTTTATGGATGGGTTGCTTGAGGAAGAACCAGGGGAAGGACTAACAGACGAGGATGCCTGCCCAGAGCCACCTGAAACCCCTGTAAGCGTGTTAGGTGATATCTGGACGCTAGGCAACCATCGGTTGATGTGTGGGGATAGCACGAGCATCGACGCGGTTGATGGGCTTATGGATGGCAGCAAGGCGGATTTGTTGTTTACGGACCCACCTTACGGGATCAACTTCAAGCCGCAGCGCGGTACACACGACATTATAAAAAACGATAATCTATCCGGTGCTGAGTTTGGTGATTTCTTGGACGGCGTTTTTTCTTGTGCTCTATCAGTAATGAAGCCTGACACCTATGCTTTTGTTTGGACAGGATGGTCCGAGCTTGGAGCCTTTGAGAGATCGCTGAAGAAGTGCTTCAAGATACAAGCGTTCCATTTTTGGCTAAAGAATAATTTTGGTATCGGATACTACTCAAGGCCGAAGCACGAACCGTTTTATTTATGTCTTAATGGAGAGCCTGTCCGGCCACAAACAGCGCCTGCAGATGTATGGGAGGCAAAGAAGGTATACAAAACGGTCCATTCATGCGAAAAGCCAGTCGATTTAATCATCAATATTCTGGATACCTACCACAAAAACAGCGTCACTCTTGATCTGTTCGGCGGCTCAGGCTCAACGCTAATCGCCTGCGAGAAAACAAACCGCAACGCATACCTGATGGAACTAGACGAGAAATACGTCGATGTAATCATAACCCGGTGGCAGGACTTCACCGGAAAGCAGGCTGTACACGCTGGAACAGGGCAGACATATAACGAAATGAAAGCGGAGCGTTTGTGATGGCTGGGGCTCCTAGAATAGAGATAGATGACGAGATTTTGAAAAAGACTGAGGCGCTTGCTGCACAAGGTTTGTCACAAGAACAGATCGCATCAGTGCTTGGGTTTTCAAGGGACACATTGGCAAGGCGCAAGAAAGATAATGCTGCTTTTGCTGCTGCATTAAAAAGAGGACAGCACAAAGGAATCGCCAAGGTAGCCAATGCTCTGTTTCAAAGTGCGACCGGTGGCAATCTAGGGGCGCAGGTGTTCTACCTAAAGAACCGTGATCGTGACAACTGGAAGGACAGGCAAGAGCTTGAGCATTCTGGCGCTATCGATCTATCCGGAAAGACAGACGCCGAACTTGCCGCCATTATAGCCAATGAACAGGGCTAGCCTGGAGGTTAAAGCTGCAGCGGTGCTTGAGCTGCAGAAGCGCAAAGCCGACAGGAAGAAGGGCCAAGCCACAGTTGTCGGCATTGTCTGCCCGAAAGAGGGTCATACCCACTCACTGAAGAAGGTGGGCGGCGAATGGGCAGAGACCACCGAAGAGGTTGACATCTACTTGGCGGCAAAGCTAGAGCCCGTCCTGAAGTCAACCAAGCGGTTTATCATAGTGATCGGCGGACGAGGGTCGGGCAAGTCGGTTGGTATCTCTGATATCTGCCTAATAGACGCCAAAGACTCAGGGGCAAAGACTTACTGTCTTCGTGAATTCCAATCAAGTATTAAAAACTCCGTTCACTCCCTGATTAAAGAAGAGATCACCAGGCTGCAAATGGCTGGCTTTGAAGCTCAGTCGCAATCCATTCTGTTCGGTGACAAGGACGCGTTTCAATTCGCCGGCCTATCTCGTAACGTGGACTCGATCAAGTCAGCCCATGGTTTCAAACGGTTCTGGGCGGAAGAGTCACAGTTCATCAGTCAGGATTCGTTGACAGCTCTAACACCGACAGCGCGGAAGAAGCCAAAGCGAGGGCTTCCGAACGAGGCCGATCAGTATGAGGATGATTTGAACAACGTTTCTATGATCTTCGTGGCTAACCCCGGGTCAAGTGAAGACCCTCTGTCCAAGAGATTCATCACGCCGTTTCAGGACGCCTTAGACCGCGATGGGATATACGAGGACGATCTTCACCTCATCGTGATGATGAACTTCACGGACAACCCTTGGTATGAAGATTCAGGGCTTGAAGACGAGAGATCATGGGATAAAGAGAATAGGGCGGGTGCTGAGTACGATCATATTTGGCTTGGCGCTTATAATGACAGCGTAGAGAACTCGCTGATAATGTCAGAGTGGTTCGACGCATGTATCGACGCACATTTAAAACTAGGATTCAAACCAACAGGCGTAAAGCTTGCGTCGCACGACCCATCAGACACCGGGCCCGACTCTAAGGGCTATGCTATGCGACATGGCTCTGTCGTATTGGATGCGCAGGAGAAAGATACGGGGAGCGTTAACGAGGGCGGTCACTGGGCGGTGGGCCAGGCTATACAGCAAGGTGTTGATCAGTACACATGGGACTGTGACGGAATGGGAGTGGCTCTGGCTGAGCAGACATCAACAGACTTTGAAGGCAAGCGCGCAAAGATTGTTTCGTTTCGAGGGTCGGAGACTCCAGATAATCCAGAAGCCATCTACAAGCCGGCAATGAAGTCGCCGGTCGATAGCCAAAAAACCATAGGGGACTCGTTCAAGAACAAGCGAGCTCAGTATTATTTTGAACTCAGGGATAGGTGCTATCGGACATACAGAGCGGTTACGACTGGGGAGTATCACGACCCTGACACGCTAATCAGCTTCAGCTCTGACATTTCGGTGCTAAAGAAAGTCAGGGCTGAATTGTGTAGAATGCCTATTAAACCTAACGGTAATGGGCTGTTTCAGCTTTACACGAAGGAAGAAATGAAGACCAAATTTAAGATCAAGTCTCCGAACCTTGGTGATTCGATCATGATGCTGATGCGGTATATGCCATCGTTTGACCGCTCGAAAGTGAAGATGCCCAAAACAAACAGACCAATGAGGCTCCGATAATGTCGCTGGAACTACACCAGATCAAGAGGAAGGTAGACAAGGGGTACCAGTCTGGGCAGACGGGCCGACAGCAAGCCTCTGATGATTTGGTATTCGCCCGGGTGACGCAGTGGGATGACAACCTGCTTGAGGATACCAATCTGGCATTCCGCGGCGAGTTCAATATTCTGAAGAAGGCACACCGGCAGATCATGGGCGACCTGGCCGCCAATCCTGTTCAGGTTGATTTCGAGCCCAAAGACGAAGACAGGAACGACGGCGCCGATCTGCTTGACGGAATGTATAGGGCCGATGACCGTATGAACACCTCACAGGAGGCCTACACCTATGCCAGCGCGGACGCTGTTGATGGTGGTTTTGGTGCTTGGGAGTTGTTTACGGAGTATTCATCAAGCCGGATGGGCGATCTAAACCAAGTAATCCGGCGAAAGTTCATCCCCGAGGCTGTCAACTGTGTGTTCTGGGATCCGAATGCAAAGCGCCAAGACAAGTCAGATGCAAAATATTGCTGCATTATCGAGCCATTTTCAGAGGAAGGATACACTGATCTGGTGAAAGAGTTGACCGGTGAGGACGATAAGGGCCCTACCAATTTCAAGGCACCGGAGCATTCATATACGTTCCCGTGGTCAGGTAGCGGCGAGGGTAAAAAGTTCTACGTTGGCCGGTTCTACCATGTAGAGAAGATCAAAGACACCGCGCTGACCTTTGTGGATCCGATGGGAACCGAGACAATCCTGCTGCAGTCACAGCTTGATGATGTGATGGATGACATGATCGATTCAGGTTACGAGATCGTTGCCGAGAAAGACCTTGAGCGCAACCAAGTGACTCGCTATATCGTATCTGGCTACGAGATCCTGAAAGAGGAAGTCATTGCCGGCGAATACATCCCCATAATTCCAATGTACGGCGAGCGGTATATTGTAGAGGGCGAGGAGTATTACACCGGAATCACGCGCCTGGCTAAAGACCCTCAGCGGCTCCGCAACTTCCAGATGAGCTACCTGGCTGACATCGTCTCTCGTTCGCCCCGTCCTAAGCCGATTTTCTGGGCTGAGCAGATTCAGGGCTTTGAAGATATGTATGATATCGCGGGTGTCGATAACGATTACCCGTACTTGCTGCAGAATAGGAAGTCAGCGGCAGGGGAAGACTTGCCGCTCGGCCCTGTTGCAGCAATGCCAGACCAGCCTATCCCTCAAGCGCTGGCCGCAAGCATCGATCTAACCAGGCAAGCCGTAGAGGACGTTGCTAACCCTGGCATACCCCAAGACATTTCCGATCCTGATCTGTCAGGCAAGGCAGTGATGGCACTCCAGGCGCGAATGGACAAGCAGTCCTACATCTTCCAGCACAATCTGAAGTTCGCCAAGCGACGCGACGGAGAGGTCTATGCCTCAATGGCCGTTGAGATCATGGATTCCCCCCGCAAGGTCACTGTTGCCAAGCCGGACGGAACGACCATGCAGGTGGAGACGATGACGCATGTGATCGACGCCGAGACCGGCGAAGTCAAAACGCTGAACGATCTGAATAACATGGAATTCGATGTTTACTCTGATATCGGACCATCCTACGACAGCCAAAAGGATCAGACTATTGAGCGCCTGTTAACCATGGCCGACTCAGTAGCTGCGACCGATCCAGCATTGCACAAGGCCTTGATGCTGAAAGTTCTTGTATTAACCGATGGAGTTGATACCAACGACATCAGAGAATACGCACGGAAACAGCTTGTACTAACTGGGTTCAAAGAGCCGGAGACTGACGAAGAGAAGCAGATGCTTGCCGAGGCTCAGCAGGGACAGCAGCCGGATGCCAACATGGTTCTGGCAATGGCAGAGGATAAGAAGGGCCAGGCGCAGCAGATGGAGGCTCAGACCAAGCTACTGGTCGCCCAGTCCAACGCAGCAAACGAGCAGGCTAAACGCCAGATAGACGGCTTCAACGCTGAGACCAAGAGAATGGATACCCAGGTGGATGCACAGGAGGCGGGCGCGAACATCGACTTCAAGCGCATCGACTCCATGGGCAAGCAGTTAGACAACGTGCAGAAGCAGCAGGAGATAGCGAACAGCGCTTATCGAGGGGTCGCTTAGACTCAGCTTCCTTGCTGCTTTGCAAACACGCTAAACGGCGAATATAATCAAAATACTGAAGCCGACAGGTAAACGGCAAACGTACCTATCCGAATTGATAGGGTTACTCGCAATCGGAGCACTGATTGGATGGCAAAAACTCTGGAAATGCTGAAAGCTGAAAACGCGAAAGCCGAGGAAGAGACTAATGAAAGCGTACCCCAAGCCGAAGAAGTCGAAGCCGAAGGCCAAGCGGTTGAAGAAGAATCGGAAGAAGTAGCTGACCCTGGGGAGGGTGAGCAAACAGAAACCGGTGACACTGAAACAGAAGCGTGGATGCAAACTGAGGAACAGACCTCAGAAGGCGATGATGATGGAACCGTGGTTCCTTTGTCTGCACACACAAAGATGCGGGGCAAGTTGAAAGGCCGCATTGGTGAGCAGAACGAGGAGCTGGAACAGCTGAGAGCTGAGAACGCATCGTTAAAGTCAGGACGACCGGCACCGGCACAGCAACCCACCCAGGTGGGAGCAAGGCCGAAGCGGGAGGACTTCGATTTTGATGATGACCGTTATGACGCAGCGCTGGATGATTGGCATGACAAGCGGACCGATGCAAAGATCGCTTCTAGCCAGTCAGGGGCGGCCCAAACAGCCGCACAGACCCAGGCAGCGAAACAGCTAGACCAGGCGGTAGATGATCATTACCAAAGGGCAGCAAAGCTAGCAGAAGGGTCAGGAATTACGCCGGAACTTTACCAGAACGCTGACACGGTAGTCAGACAGACAATTGAGTCTGTATTGCCAAAGATGGGCGATGTAGTTACCGACAACATGATTGCTCGGTTGGGTGAAGGGTCGGAGAAGGTGATGTATTTCTTGGGCCGGAATAAAACGGCGCAGGATAAGCTTCGAAGCAGCTTAGTGACAGATCCATCGGGCATCAGCGCAGCGCTGTATCTCGGTGAGTTGAAGTCAACCGTTGCGGCCCCGCAGAAAAGAGTTAGTCGAGCTCGAAAGCCAGCGACGCAGATTCAGGGCGACGAGGGAGGCTCAGCCAAAGGAGCCGCTAAGAAGCTGAAGGAAACATATCGTTCAGCTCACAAAGCGGGCCGGGGCCAAGCCGCCTACAACGCCAAGAAGCAAGCCAAGGCCGAGGGTGTCGACGTATCCGATTGGTAATTTAAGGAGTAGCCCAAATGGCACTTTCTACAGGCAAGACGGTCGAGGTCTTATTTGAGAAGACCAAAGAGACCTATGAACACCAGATGCAGCTGGTCGATCTGGTTATGCGAATGGAGCCGGACGGCGCATCCCTGCAAAACGCAGGCAACGTTATCTGGCAACCTGTTCAGCAGCACCGCCCGATCCTAGACGGATGGGATCTTTCCGGTCAAGAGCAAGACATCATCGAAGAAACCTTCCCCTCTATTCTCGGAGAGCCCAAGAACGACTTTATCAAGCAGCGTGCTGATAATATGCGTGACTTGCGCTTCTGGGAGCGGGCCGGTGAGCAGTCAGGAAAGCAGCAGGCAACTGAGCTTAACAAGCAGATTGCCAGCGTTGTAGCCCTCCAGGGATCGAAGTTCTATCGCTCGAACGCAACAAGCGGCTATGACTTCATCGCTGAAGGACAGGCCATTCAGAACGAAACTCAGCAGGCACATGATCAACGCTGCTATATCCTTAACGACCGGGATAACCTGAAGTTCGGCAAAGACCTGGCGGCGCGTCAGACCTTGCAGGGGCGGCCTGAGGAAGTTTGGTCGATGGGTCAGATCGGCAAGAACATCGCTGAGTATGATGTTTACACCGGGTCATACCTTCCCAACTTGGTCGGCGGTGCAAACCCTGCAACTACGGTAACGGGTAATCAGTCGTTCGCACCTGAAGCTGGCTCGGTCGATACGGCAACCGGCATCGTTACCAACGTGGACTACCGTTCTGCGGTTGTCCCTGTGGCGGCTTCGGCTTCCTACAACGTTGGCGACAAGGTGACTATTGGCGCTATTGAGTCTGTCGGCCTGGCTGACAAAAACTCTACCGGCCAGCTGATGACGTTCACCGTTGTTGCGAAGCCTACCGGCACATCAATCACCATTTATCCTAAGCCAATCGCGGCTGACGATGCGGCGCTGAGCGATCTGGAGAAGGCTTACGCAAACGTTGATACCACACTAGCCAACGCTGACACCGTTGACCGGTTGAACATCGACGCATCGGCCAAGACAAACCTGTTCTGGGACAAGTCCGCTATCGAAGTGATCGGCGGCACCATCCCGGCCGAGTTGTTCACCGAGTTCGACGGCATGAAGGTGATTTCCGACACCATGAGCAACGGCCAGGTGATGTATCTGGTTTATGATGGAAACGTTGCGGACATGTCCTTCCGATACCGCTTGTTTACCTGGTACGGTATCACGATGTGTAACCCGCAGAACGCTGGCGTTGCAGTAACCTTCTGATAACTGGTAAAAGATAAGGGGCTTCGGCCCCTTTTAGGAGAATCAAAATGTCCAGAATCTTTCAAATCGGAGAGTTGTATCATCGTCGGGATGATGATGCTACCAGTGATCTTACGACCACTTCCATTGCAGACGCACTAGCTATCCCAGTAAGTCATGGGTACGTTGCTAAGACAACTGGTGCCGACGCTGAAGCGCTAACCTTGGCGAACGGATACCCAGGGCAAGTTCTGATTATCAACCTGACCACTGATGGAGGTGGCGACGGTACATTGACACCAGCAACATCTACCGGATGGGCGACCATCGTCTTTGCCGACGCACTCGACCAGGCCACCCTGCTCTATGTTGACGATAGCATCGGGTGGATTATCTTAGGCGCCAAGGGTGCAGCCGCTCCTCCAGTAACAACTTAATGAATACTTTCCTTGGGGTCTTTAATTAGACCCCCTTGAACAAAGGTGAATAAAATGGCTAAACGAGACTTTTTCCACACAGGACTGCAGGTTGGGCGAAGCGAAATGCAATCACTGAAAGACGGTGCAAAGTCTTTTGGTGAATCGTATTACGTTTCCCGAAATGTAGGCACATCAGGCGATGGCCTGTCCCGTGTCGATGCTTTCAAAACCATCGGAGAGGCAATCGCAGCCGTCAATCTCGCATTTTCAACTGCTGCCTTCCCTACCAGGGGTCGAAATACACGAATCATCATTGATGAAGGGTTTTATTCAGAAGTTCCACTTACACTGACTGCAAGTGATTGCCACATCATCGCGCAAGCCCCGGGGAATCATGATTCCACTGTGCTTTATGGCAGTGCAACTGCTGGAGGCTTTGATATCGGGGCAGGTGGCCCTGCGTTGACTGTAACCGGTAGCAACTGCACGATCGAGGGCCTTGGTGGCTTTACGCATGATGTTCTTTTCGCGGCATTCCAGAACGGCGTCGTGAGTGGAGCAACAACTGGCAACGCATTCATCAACTGCGGTGCCATTCGCGACGTTGCTGATGGGTGTTTGGGTGGTATTCTTGACTATGGAGCAGACGGAACACTGATCGATAACTTCTTTGCTTCGACCTCATGTAAGGACTTTGGGGTAAGGAGCAAGACGGACGGAGTTATTAACCCTGTCAATCTGGAAGTAAGGGGCGGTAATTTTGTCGGCACCCCCATTGGCGTCGATATCGAAGATGGCCATAATGCTCAGATCACCGGAAACGATTTTGTTGATGATACCAGTGACCGTCCAGATGTTGTTGACTTCCCCATCGTAGTAGCCGCAGGGGCAAGCGCATTTTGTTCACGCAACACATCAGCATTGACTAAAGCCGCCATCGTAACCGGTGCTGGTACTATCGTTGATGTTAATAACTGGGGTTCTGACTCTTCTACCTAACCTAAAGACGGCTTTGAGCCTATGAACTAAGGGGCTAATGTAGCCCCTTTTTTATTGGTGTATAATCAGGCGTAACAGTTACCGGAGAATGTAAAATGTCTGTATTCGTTTATAAAGACGGGAGCAAGTTGCTAATCCCGCCGCAGCAGTTGCAAGAGCATCTAGGTGCTGGCTGGTCGGTGACGGAAGAGCCGGTAGCCCCAACCAAGGAAGAGGCTGATACCAACGATACAGGCAAGCTATCCAACAAAGAAGTCCGCGCCGCTGCTGAAAAGTCAGGCATTGCTGGCTTCGATACCAAACGCATCAAGGCGCTGAAGGTGGAGCTTGGTTATGAGGCATCGGAGTAATCAAATAGGTGGCACGTTCGACAAGATTGATGCCATCACGGACGCATACAGCCAACTTAGAATCTCAGGAATAACGCGAATACCAACCCCTGGAGATCTTGAGTTAGCTTTGGGCCGCTTGGAAGGAATGGCGTCAGAATGGGCGACTCGCAACATCTGCTCAGGGTACAACTTCGAGGATATACCAGATCCAAACAGCGCCACCAATGTTCCTCTCGCGTATAAGCAAGCATATGCAACCAATCTAGCTATCAGGCTTGTTGACTTCGGCAAGCAATTGGCCCCTATGCTTGTGGCACAGGCTAGCCAGTCGCTGAGCAACCTATCAGGCCGTAGTGCTATGGATCGCATCAATATGGTTCCATACCCCTCCAGACAGCCTAGAGGATCTGGTAACACACTGAGATACAATCGGTGGAATAGGTTTTACCGCAACCAGTCTGTTGCGCCTAATGATTGCTCGACTGCTGAGATGTTCATCGGTGATGTGAATGATTACGTTGAGCACTTCGACGCTTATCTCAACTCTGGTGAAACTATCTCGGCGGTTGAGTTCTCTGCTGACACTGGAATAACTATTACCTCATCCAGCTTCACAGATAACGATGTTAGCTACAAGATCACAGCAACAGGATCTAACGACACCACACCGCAAGACCTACAGCTAACCATCATTGCCACCACCAGCAGCGGCAGGATTGAAACAAGGGTGATCATCTTCGCCTTTACACCTCGTCCAAGGGATCACTAATGCCTGAGTTAGTCTTAAACCTGATCAAAGGCGACAAGGTAGGATCTGAGACAGACTATCGAGACAGCTTGCCGGTCAACATGGTTGCTGTCATAAAGCCCATTCTTGGCGTAGCTGGGTACATGCTGCAGTCGGCTGGGTTGACTCAGTACGGTACAGGCATAGGGGTTGACAGGGGGGCGCTATGGAACGAGCGATTCCTTAATCATTACCGGGTATCTGGTGGTAGCTTCGTTTCTGTAGCAGCCAATGGCACAGTGGCCACTCTTGGCGCTATATCTGGGTCTGATACTGCTAGCCTGCCCTATTCATTCAACACCCAGGCCATCATAGCTGATGGTCGAATGTGGCTCTATGACACAACGGCAGGATTTAGAGAGGTGACGGATTCAGACCTTGGAAGCCCTATCGATGGCGTTTGGGTGGATGGGTTTTACTTCCTCACTGATGGAGAATTCATATTCCACACCGACATCACCGACGAATCAAGCATTGATCCGCTGAAGTTTGCGACAGCAGAATTCATGCCGGATAAATCGCTAGGCCTAGGCAAGACGCAAGACAACAAGGTCTTAGTGTTCGGCCGATATACATGCGAATTCTTTGTTAACGATGCCTCTGAGCAGTTTTCATTCGCCAGGGTCGCATCAAGGGCAATCAAGATCGGAATTGTTGGTACTCATGCAAAGGCAGAGCTAGGCGACAAGTGGTATTTGCTAGGCAGCCGCAAAGAAGAGTCAATATCAGTCCATGTGTTGGGCGTAGGGGCGGCTCAGAAGGTCGCCACACGAGAAGTAGACAAGATCATAGGGCTTTACACCGAGAACCAGTTACAGAGCGCTGTGGTAGAGCCAAGGACGGAGGATGGCTATAGCTTCCTGATCGTTCATCTTCCTAACCATGTTTTACAGTTCAACGAGACGATAGCAAAGAAGGCTGGTATTGAGCAGGCGTGGACGATTCTTAAGACTGACGTTACCGGTGAGCTTCCTTGGAGGGCTAAGCATGGATTGTTTGAGCCACGAAAAGGACAATGGGTTTATGGAGACAAGCGCGATTCCAAGATAGGCGTTCTGGATGAGACCGTAGCTACGCATTACGGCGACATCTCGGAGTGGATACTGGACACGCCGTTTACATTCCTTGAATCGATGTCCATTAACGAGTTGGAAATTGAAACGCTGCCAGGGCACACAACAACGCTGGACGCTACTGTCTTTGTCTCAATAACCTATGACGGGGTTATTCACGGATCAGAGTTTATCGAGCTGTACGGTGAGCCCTCGCAATACGGCCAACGCTTTATCCTTCGCAGGCTTGGCGATGTAGAAGACTGGTTCAGCTTTAGATTCAGAGGCGCCTCACGGTCGCGCATGGCCTTCGCTAAGGCGGACATAGATTATGGCTGAGCCGACGACAAAGCTACTTCAAAGCTTAGTTTTATCTGCTGCCGATCTTCAGGCGCTGACTGATTGGGATGATGCGATAATTGAGGAATGGCTTAATCTATTCCGAAACCTTATAGCTCTGGCCGATCAGATAGACACCAAGAACGACATAATAAAGAACACCACTCATATCATCACATCGCCCTACGAGATTGCAGTAGACGACGAAGATGTTTTCTTTGATACCGATGCGTTTGGTGGTCCTATGGTTGCCAATCTCAGAGCAGGTATCGACGGGACTAATTACCGGCTGATAAATACCGGCGTGACAGGCGGTCACAGGGTTACGCTGAACCCATTCGGGACAGAGAAGCTATTCGGGGTTAACGCTTCAGAGTTCATGGCTATGCAAGAGAAGCTATTGGTTACATTCGATGCCGATTCAGGAGGTTGGTTCTAGTGAGTTTGATTAGAGAAGTAGAGGTCACGAACACAGTTTCCGTAGATTCGGTAAACAACGGACTGGAAAGTATTGGCAACTCAACTAGCACCCCG